ATTAATGGCTACTATAAAAGAAATCCAAGATCAAATTAATAACAATACTTTTGATCCAAGTAAGTTAGATAGAAAACAAAAACAAGCAGTAGATGAAGCTATTCGAAGAGGACTAATCACAGGTCCTTCAATGAATGAATTACAGACCGAAAGAGCCGGAGCAGCAAAAGATACAGCAACAATGAATGAAGCAGTTAAAAATCCTATTGGTGTTAGATTACAACAACAAGGAAGTTCATTAGATGGTAGATCAGAAGCAGTCCTTGCGGGAGATCTTATAGGATCAATTACACCTTACGTTATGATGAGAAAAAAAATATTTAGTGCAGCTAAATCAAAAGTACCTGGAGATAAATCAACAGGTTTGTTTGCTAGAACTAAAATGTTTAGCAACTTTTCAGATAAGCTAACTGCAAGACTACCCGGAAGATTTAAATTACTAGGTGGCCTTACAAAATTACTTGCTAAAGTAGCAGACCCAACTATCGGAAGAGTTATAGCTAGTCCTCTAGGTAAAGCAGAAATATATTCAGTATTAGGTGGTACTGCAGGAGCAGGTGCAGGTTCAATTACTTATGACATGTTAAACGAAACTGTTGGAGTTGCTGCAATGGATGCAATAGCTTCAGACTTAGAAAATATGACACCTAAAGAAGTTAATACAGATATGATGGCTAACGCTGCAGATTCTATGTTTACAGCTTTGGCTTGGAACGCTGGTGCCGCAGCACTGACACCGGTTATTACAAAAGGTTTAGGTAAAGTTGGAAGACTTATGATTGGTGCTAAATCAAAAGATGCAAAAGAATTAGTTAACATAGCAAGAGACAAAGGTTTACCCCTACCGATGGTTATGACTGCACAAGAGGGTACAGGTCTTCTTGGTGGTTTTGCTGCTAAGTATTTTAAGGTACTTGGTATCATGCCTTTTATTAATGGTATTGGAAAAGAAGCTCTACAAGGAGCAGAACAAGCAGCTGGAAGAAATTATTTAAACAATGACGTATTAAAATATGGTCCATTAGTTAAAACAGGAATGTTATCAGCTACTGTTTGGAAACAAGCTGAACAAGCTTTTATACAAAATAGTAATTTAATTAACGCAAGTTACAAAGCCTTTGATACTTTAGCAGATACAATTGGTAATCCTAAAGTTATTCCTACAGGTCATGTAAAATTTATGGCTAAAAACTATACTGATGAACTTTTTATGAAATACCCAGGATTAAGAGGTTACGCAGAAGACGCTGGAGGTAGAATTGATATGAAAGCCTTAGAAAAACTACAAGGCACAGGAGATCCCTTAGCATTATTCTTTAGATACATGAACAAGATTGACGACTTTGTGACACCGAAACAATACAAGGGAATGATGGAAACATTAAACAGAGCTATAGGAGAAACAAGCTATGACAATATAAGACCTACCTTATGGTCTATAAGAGAAGCTCTTGAAAATGATCTTAATTCATTTGGTGGAAATCTTACAAAAGAAACTTTTTTAAAAGATGACGCAGTAAAAGCAGCCTATGAAACATTAAAAAAATCAAATCCTGCTGCTGCAGAAGCAGACATGGCATTAAAAATAAAAGCATCAGAAGGTTTAAGGGATAAATTATATGGTGCAAATGACACTTTCTCTACGTTAATGAACTTCTATCAAAGAGCAAATGCTACAAAAGTATTTAAAGAATACAGCGCAACAGCATTTACTAACAAAGCCTTAGCTGGAATTGGTTCAATGGAAAAGAAAAAAGCACAAAGATTTTTTAATGATTTAGCAAATGATGTATTTACACGTGGTGATTCAACAGCGATTAAACAATTTAGACAATTATTGGGTGCCGACAAAATAGCATCTAAAAAAACTGGTAAAGCAATAGGTGTTACTAAAGGTGGTGGAGAAGCATTATATAATGCAGCAAAAGCTAGGTGGATGTTTAATTCATTCTACAAAGGTTTTGATTCAGCTGCATCTCCCGCAGGTAGAACAATGATTGATGAGATTATGAACGAGTCTACTGTAAGAGCAGGTATTAACGGAACTGTTGATGTTATGGAATCTATGGTTCAAAAGGGTGATGTAGTAGATTTTAGCATCGATAAAGTTAAAGCTGGAACTAATATATTTGACGCAACTAAAATAAGATTTAGTCCAAAAGACACATCAAGTTTTAACATAAATAAATTTATGAGAGAACTTGGGATTGGAGATGCTACCGATGATGTAGCTAAAGAAAAAATGATATCTATCCTTGGTGGTAGAGCTCAATCTAAAGAATTTGAAAAGTTTTTAACATATATGAAAGCAGTATCAGATACTCCTATCGCAGATACATCTACTTTTATGCAAAGAAGATTACAATTAGGTGGACTTAATTCATTCACAGGAGCTTTAGTTCTTGGAGGTTCTGCAGCTGTTAACCCATTTGCACCAGCACTATTTATTTTACTTGGTAGACGTGCAGGTCAAATACTTACAGATCCTATAGCTATGAGAGCTTTTAATGATGCACTTAACCCTGATGAACAAATTAAATTATTAATGGGTCAGAAAGTTGGTCCTGGTGTACCCGGAGTTCTTGGTATTGGAAGACGTTACTTTAAAGGTAGAGATATACAAACAGCAGCTAATATTTTAAAAACACCGAGTGTTGTTGGTAGACTTGGCCTTACACAAAAAAGAGAAGCCTTTGCAAGATTAGTTAATTACTTAAACGAAGGTGATGCTGATATACCTAGAGTAGATCCTAAAACTGTAACACCAGAAGAGATCACTGAAAGAATGAATCAGCTAGATGCAAAAGTCTTAGCACCTAACTATAATGAAGATACAATTCCTAAAAATAATTATGAAGTAATGTTCGCACAAGATTTCTCAGGTACTTCAGGTAACTTACAAACAGATAACAACGCAGTACAATTTTTACAAACAGCTACTAACAGTGAAGCTATGGTTGATACTGAAGAAGCTCCAATCGAAGCAGAAGAAAAGTCTATGATTATGGCTGACTTACAACTTGAAGACCCAGTAGCTCAAGCGCCTCAAGCACCAATACAACCGAACACCGGACAAGTGAATCCACAAGAATTCCAAGCTTTGTTTCCTAACGATCCAACGGGAGCTGCAATAGCACAGAGAGGTATGAAACGTGGCTAAACCATCTGCAACAACTAGAATAGATAACCACGAAAAAATTTGTAGACTTATGCAAAGACAAACCTTCGAACAAATAAAAGAAATAAAAGATAGAATATTAAGATTAGAAAAAATGTTAATGGCAGCGGGTGGTGCTATTATTCTGGCTTTAATAGCAAATATGATGTAAGTAATCTTACATGAAGTTAATTAGAAAATACCCTTACAAACACTACAATAGATTTTCAGATACAACAGGACGTAAATATTTAGTAGATAATATTAAAGTTCCAAGTGTAACAACTATACTTAGCGCAACCAAAGACAAACGTTTTTTGGATAATTGGCGAAGGAAAATTGGAAATGACGAGGCCGATAGAATAATGAGGCAAGCTTCAACTATTGGAACAGAGATGCACCAGGTTCTTGAATATCACTTAACAGGACAAGGTTATTACAATGCTACTGAAGAAGGTAATAAACCTAGAATGATGGCCAAAACAATTTTAGAAAATATTAAAATAGATGAAGTATGGGGTAATGAAATAAGTTTAGAGTACGAAAATAAATTTGCAGGTACTGCAGACTTATCGTGTGTAGCTTATGGAAAGCCAAGTATTGTAGATTGGAAACAATCTAACAAACCAAAAAAAGAAGAATGGGTAGATGATTACAAGTATCAACTTGGAGCCTACTATTTAGCACACACTAAAAACTACGGACCTATAGAACAAGGTGTAATATCCATCTGTACAAGAGCCCTTCAATATCAAGAATTTAAAATGAATGAAGCTGATCTAAAAGAATATGGAGATAAATTTTTAGAAAGAGTAGAGCAGTTTAATAAATTATCACAGCAATAATTAAAATAATTATCACAGCAGCTATCTTAATAACTCTTTTATTATGTTTGCGATGTATTGGATATCCAAAAATAATCATAGTAACCAACTCATAAGTTTTTCTTCACCCAAAGTTTTAGCAGCAAGCTTTCCTTTACTGGTTAAAGACTTCATGATAGCTTCATCCAATGTACCTTTTGCTACAATATCAATGTAAACAACAGTACCTTTTTGGCCCATTCTATGAGCACGGTCTTCTGATTGCATTCGGACTTCTAAGTTATAATTATTAGAATAGTAGACCACTGTATTGCAGGCAGTGAGAGTTAAACCAAAACCTCCTGTTGTTGGGTTGCCTACTAAGAATCTTGTCTTCGGATCTGTTTGTATTCTCTCCACAGCTTTCTTCCTATCTTCTACGCTGACTTCTCCAAAAATACATACTGTAGATTCTGGACCATACTTATCTACAAGAAAATCTTTTATCTCATGAATGTTATATAAATAATTAGCCCATATAATAACTTTGCCATCAGTCTCTTCTAGAATTTCATCTAAGGCATTTAATTTTGATTTATGTAATTGTAGTACAACACCATCATCATTTTTTGTAAAACCATTACACACTTGGTGTAGTTTGATAATCTCTGTTAATTTATTAGAGAAAGATACGGTACTGTCCTCAACAATAGCTAAGGCATGATGTTTTAATCTTTCGTATATTTTTTTACCTTCTCCCTCAAGCTCTATGTATCTTTTTAATCTTACTTTTGGTTTAAGATCTAAACATTGATCTTTACGTATTCTGGTAGCAAAAGTTTTCATTTTTTCTTCTAACTCTTCTAATTTTTTGTAGTATTTAGGAACTGAAATAAACCTACCTGAACCCACTGGAATATCTGTCATTTCAGCATATCTATTTCTAAAAGCTAAGTAACTATTGAAACCTAATAATTCTGGACTTAAGAAGGCACATTGTGTAAATAGATCTAATGGAGATTTTGTTATTGGGGATCCTGTTAGTATACGCTTTATATGGGATAGTTTTCCTAATCCTAAAATGTTTTTTGTTCTTTTTGCTGATCGGTTTTTTATTGTGGTTGATTCATCTAGGGTTACAAAATTTAATTTATTTTTTTTAAGATAGTCTGCACAAGCTTCAAAACCTCTCTTGGTTGATAAAGCTTCCACGTTAATTAAAAATATTTTTAGATCTTTTGATTCGTTCATTTTATGAAAATCTTTTGGTTTATCTATATTCCATTTAAATATATTATGTTTTAATACTTCAGGCATGTGAGTTTCTATTTCACTTTCCCAATTAGTATAAACAGATTTAGGTGCAATAATTAAAACAGATGTAATTTTTCTTTGTAGATATAAAAAAGCAATATTGTCTATAGTTACTTTTGTTTTACCCGTACCCATCTCCATAAAATAAGCCCAGTTATTTTTTTCAGCTGATTCGTTTAGAGCATTACGTTGATGCTCGTACGGTTTAGTCTTATAGGGGTATTTCCACATCCTAAAAACTTTTTATATTTTTTTCTTGCAAAGATCAAACGAATAATTTATGTACTCCAACAGGAGGAAAATATGGAACATTTAGATATAGAGAAGATGTCTAATATAGACATCAGTCAAGATAGTATTAAGTCAATTACCGATAAATGTAATGACTATAATAAGTTAAAAAAAACCATAGAAGATGAAGAAGAAAGAATTTCTCTTTTGAAGCATAAAGCTAGAGATTTAGAAGAGAGAATAATTCCAGAGATGATGCAGGAAGCAGGTGTATCTTTGTTGAAGTTAAGTGATGGTTCTACCGTAGAGGTTAAACCATTCTATGCAGCAAAAATTCCTGAGTCACGTGTTGAGGAAGCCTTCAGTTGGTTGAGAGGTAAAGGGTTCGAAGATATTATCAAGAACACCGTTACTGCCTCATTCAATAGAGGACAAGACAACCAAGTCTCTGAATTGATAAAGGTCTGTGATGATCATGGATTCAACTATAATAAAAAAGAAAAAGTTGAACCTATGACCTTAAAGGCTTTTGTTAAAGAGCAAGTTGAAGGTGGTAAAGAACTACCTTTTGATTTGTTCGGTGTGTACATCGCAAATAAAACGAAAATAACTAACAAATAATAGGAAATAATATGATAGTAAAAGACGAACAACAAAGCCAAGTAGCGGTTAAAAAAGAAGCAGGTGCAGTGACAAACAACGTTGATATTGAGTCATTTGCAGATGCAGGATTTGATAATGTAGATTCAAAGAGTCTAGCATTACCATTTCTAAAAGTTCTGGGACAGCTATCTCCTCAAGTAACACAAGGAGACAGTCAGTTTAATCCTCAAGCAAAACCTGGAATGATCTATAACACCGTAACAGATGAACTTTATAATGGTGCTGAGGGAATGAAAGTTATCCCTTGTTTCTATAAATTAGAGTACATCGAATGGAGAGATAGAGATAAAGGTTCTGTTGCTCCAGTAAATGTTTATTCAGCTGATTCAGATATAATGTCTAAGACGACAAGAGATGAAAAAGGCAAGGATAGACTTGAAAATGGTAACTACATAGAAGAAACTGCTTCTCATTATGTAACAATAGTGGAACCAGAAAAATCTTCTACTGCTATGATTACTATGAAATCTACTCAAAGAAAGAAATCCAAAAAATGGAATTCAATGATGATGTCTTTGAGACAGAAGAAAAAAGATGGTAAGGGCTTTTTTAGACCTGCACCATTTACTCAAATGTACACACTTAAAACTGTTTTAGAAAAAAACAATTTAGGTTCTTGGTATGGTTGGGAGATAGAGCATATCGGTACAGTGGGGAGCGAAGACATAATCAAAGGAGCTTATGATTTTTACGAATCATGTAAAAAAGGTTCTGTCAGAGTTAACCACGGTAAAGAAGAACAGCAAGTAGAAAAATCACCATTCTAGTATGGACGTACTTGACAACACCCTGGAGGAGTTTGTAGAACTCTTCCAGGGTTCTATTACATATTTTGGTGCTTCAAAACCATTAGGCCAAACAAGAGGTCGAGATGGTAAGCAAGAATTTAAACATTGGGTTGAGCCTAGGCCTATGACCAGGGAAGATTGGTTACAACATTTAAAAGGAGAAAAATACTATGGATCCGTTCCCATTCGAGATGATAATACATGCAGTTGGGGGGTCATCGATGTTGATCGTTATAATATACAGCATAAGCACGTTATATCGGTTATACTGAAAAGGAAATACCCACTCATCCCATTCAGATCGAAATCCAACGGACTCCATTTAGTTTTATTTATTGATGGTGTAGTTCCTGCATCTTCAATGCGAAAAAAATTAATTGAACTTGCGTCTGACTTAGGTGTTAATGACAGTACAACAGATATTTATCCAGCGCAGGATGAAGTTGATTTAACACCTGAGGATTGGAATAAAAAAAGAAAAGGTAATTTTGTAAACTTACCTTATCAAAAAGCTCACCAGACGACTAGGAATGCTATGGATAATGATGGCAATTCAATTAAGCTAGAAAACTTATATAAGTTTGTTTCTGAGTATAGATTAAATCCCAAAGAGTTTCATAAGCTTAAAATATTTCAAGATGATGAGACTAAAGAATTTCCACCTTGTGTTGTAAACTTTATGAAAAACAAAGTTCAAAAAGGTGAAGGTCGTAATGATGCAATGTTTAACGTTGCTGTGTTAGCTAAGAAAATAAATCCAGATCCAGTTATGTATGAAGATTGGACTAGAAACTTAATGACTAAGGTTTGCTCAGAACCATTACATCCACAAGAATTAAATAATATTTTTAAGGGTGTTGAGAATAAAGAATATGCCTATAAGTGTAAGACTTCTATTGCACGAATGCACTGTTCATCAAGCACGTGTTTAAGACGTAAGCACGGTATAGGTAACAACGAAGCTTTGCCTGAGGTTGGTAAACTTTTAAAAGTAAATTCTTATCCAGAACCTTATTGGATTTTACCTATTCAAGGTAAATCAATTAGACTTAGTACAAAACAATTATACCAACAGCAGTTGTTAGGTGAACAATTACTTAACTACGATATTGTTTGGAGATCACTTAAACCAAGTAAAAGAGATCCAGATCCATACAGAGATTGGTTAGATGAATTAATAACTAACAAGCAAGACATGGAAGGGTTTAATGCAGGAGAAGAACAAGAAGATGTGTTTAACTCTAGGATGACAAAGTTCATTGAGGATATTGAAGACACTACAGAATTTGATCAAATAGATTCTGGTAATATCTGGAAAGATGAAGGTGAGATGAGATTTAAACTTGAAACGTTCAGATCTTTCATGAAAAAAATGGGTTATAATTGGAACGAAAAAGAATGTACTAGGTTTCTTGAGCAAGGAAAAGCTTTACCTAAAGCTAAGTTCAAGGGAATACAAACTAGACATTGGGTTGTAGTTTTACCAAAACAAATGGAGCATAAAAACAAGGATGTCAAATTTACTAAAGCAACAGCTGCGTGGGAAGACAATTAAAATTTTTGGACCACCAGGGACAGGCAAAACAGAGAACTTACTTAAAAGAGTTAAAAGGTATCTGGAGAAAGGTTATTCTCCAGACGAAATTTGTTATGTATCTTTTACTAACAAAGCTGTTAACGAATGTGTTGCAAGAGTTAGACAAAAGTTTAAAGGTTATGATGAAGATGCTTTCTCATATTTTAGAACACTACATTCTCTGGCCCGACAACAGTTTGCTGAAATTCCCGTTTTAGATCCTAAGGCAGATCTACTAACATTTCACACTCAATATGGAACAGTGAAGGTTGGTTACAAAGATACTTGGGATGATCAAAAAGTATATAACAATTGGTCTTTACAAATTTATGATAGAGCAAGAAACATGAAGGTGGATCCTGTGTCGTTGTATAAACAGCAACCAAGAAAAGCAGTAAGACTTCAGCAGTTTAAATCTATTATAGCAGGTTACGAAGAATTTAAGGTTATTGAAACGGATGACGGACACCGAACAGCGGACAGATTAGATTTCACAGACATGGTAAAAAAGTTTATTGATGATGGCCTTGTAGTTCCATTTAAAATTTTAATGGTTGATGAAGCCCAAGATCTAACTCCCCTGCAGTGGGACATGGTAGTAAAAATGGCAGGTGCAGTAGAAAGAGTTTATATTGCAGGTGATGATGACCAAGCTATTTATGAATGGAACGGTGCTGATGTAAACTTGTTTCAAACTTTTCCAGGTAAGTCTTTGGTGTTAAAGAGAAGTGTAAGATTAAATAAAGACATACATTTTTTTTCTAAAGGTTTATTAAATTCTATGGGTAACAATCGTATACCTAAAGAGTTTTATTCTAATGGTAAAGAGGGAGCTGTTTATAGGTGGAATGGATTAAAGAAAGTTCCTTGGACTATGAAAGGAAGTTGGATGGTGTTAGCTAGAATTAATGATGTAAAAAGAGAGCTCCAGCAGGAGGCTCGAAACCTAGGATTATATTACCAAGACCAGAAAAATAATAAATCATTTGATCCGAACCAATTCTCAGCAATTAATTATTGGGAGAAGATATGTGAAGGTGGAAGTATTACTAGAGAAGAAGCTGTAACCATGTATGAGTTTTTGTTAAACATTGACCACGGATACCGGTCAACGGACAGTAAGAAATGGAGTTTTGCACACCCAAATCAAGTGTTTACTTTTGATGAATTACATTTAAGGTGTGGTATGAGAGATCAAAAAGGTCTGTGGAATCAAGTGTTTAAAAGAAAATTTAAGGACAAAGACAAACAATATTTTCAAAAACTTATGAGTGAAGGTGTAGATCTTAGTCAACCGCCAAAAATAATTATAGATACAATACATCAAGTGAAAGGTGGTGAGGCAGATAATGTTGTCCTGGCAAGCAAATGTAATTTTCCATCACACTTCGATAAGAAAAATTTAGCAGATAAAGTAAAAGAACTTAGGGTTTGGTATACAGGTGCCACTAGATCTAAAAGCACACTCCATCTGTTGGGTACCTATCATCAATATAATTTTCCATTAGGAAAATATTACAAACAATACGAGGCTAACTATGTCAGATAAAAACATGTTCGATGAAACTTTCCCACAAGATACACAAGTTGGAGGATCTCATTATCAGCATTATTTAATACAACCCTATGAATTCATTTCTAAAAATGAACTTACTTTTTTTCAAGGTAATGTCGTAAAATATGTTTTGAGATATCCCTATAAAAATGGTATTGAAGATTTACAAAAAATTAAACATTATTGTGATTTAGAAATTAAAAAAATGCAGGATGCCAAAAAAAAGAAAAAATAAATTAATTATGTGTGAACGTTGTGATGAATGGGTTGCAACCATAGTTCATGAGTATAATTATTACTGTGCTGATTGTGGATTGTTTGAAATGAACATCCCTTTTAAAAAAGTTGTATCAATAGAAGACGCTAACCTAAGTAGGAAAATACAATGACTCATCAATTAAATTTTATATACAACGACTCTGATTGGGTTTGTCCAGCAGAGTATCCAGATTTATCTAAAGCAACTGAAATTGCAATTGACTTAGAAACTAAAGATCCAAACATTAAAACTAAAGGACCCGGCTGGGCAACTTTTGATGGTTACATTGTAGGTTTTGCAGTGGCTGCACTTGGCCAACAGTGGTACTTTCCTATAGCTCATGATGCAGGAGGTAACATGGACTCTGCGATCACAACTGCTTGGATGCAAGACGTGTTAAAACTACCTGCAACTAAAATATTTCATAATGCAAGTTATGATGTGGGTTG